TGGGCTGGGGAGGAGTATTTAGCTTTCCCGATTGAAGCTGATGGTTTTGATTACAGCGGCAATGGGCAGTTACCACGTCCGAAAATTCGCGTCAGCAACATTCTGAGCACGATTACGGCGCTCATCTTGACCCTTCCTGATGGCTTGGAAGGCGCCAAGGTCACACGCATCCGCACACTGGCACGTTATATCGACGCCGTTAATTTTCCCGGTAGTGTCAGTCCTTATAGCCCAGACCCTACCGCCGAGTTTCCGCGTGAGATCTATTACGTCGATCGCAAAACAATAGAAAACCGCGATGTGGTGGAATTTGAGCTGGCTGCAGCATTTGACCTTGCGGGCATTAGCGCACCAAAACGCCAGTGTGTCGCCAACATTTGTCAATGGGTATACAAATCGACGGAGTGTGGTTACAGCGGTGGTTTACCTACCTGCCTAAAAACGCTGACCGATTGCAAAGCCCACTTTGGCTCTACTGCTGAATTACCTTTTGGTAGCTTCCCTGGCATCGGAGCCTATTTCGGATGACTTGGCGCAATGCTGCTCTTGATCACGCAAAGGCTGAAGATCCACGCGAAGCTTGTGGCTTGCTAGTAATCATCAAAGGGCGCAAGCGTTACTGGCCGTGCCGCAACCTCAGCACTGGATCAGATCAGTTCATTCTTGACCCTGAGGATTATGCGGCTGCGGAAGACGAGGGCGAGATTGCTGCCGTTGTCCACTCGCACCCTGTAACGCCACCGATTCCAAGTCAGCCTGATTTGATGGGCTGCGAAGTCAGCGGACTGCCTTGGTACATCGTCAATCCCAAAACTGAAAAATGGGGTGAGTGCAAACCCACTGGGTACAAAGCGCCGCTGATTGGGCGGCAATGGACGTGGGGCGTCAGCGATTGTTGGACTTTGGCGCGTGATTGGTATGGCGAGCATGGTTTGAGCCTCCCAGATTGGGAGCGCCCGCTAACGCCAGAACAGTTCGAGGCGGCACCAATGTTTGAGGATTGCTGGCGTGATGCGGGTTTTCGCCAATTGGAGGAAGAGGAAGAGCTGCAAGGGGGTGACTTCCTGCTGATGAACATCAGTGGCACTGGGCTGAACCATTGCGGCGTCTATATCGGTGATGGCATGGTGCTGCACCACATCCGTGGGCGGCTCAGCAGCAGAGATTTATACGGCGGTGGCGGCTGGCTACAGAAATGCACTGGGCGTAGACTGCGTCATCCCAGCTTCCTTACAATGGGCGGAGGCTAGAGGGTCGTCATGCTGCGGAAGATCAAGCTGTATGGACGCCTCGCCAAGTTTGTAGGGCAGCGTGTGTTTGAGGCGGATGTTGCCAGTGCTGCTGAGGCAGTGCGTTTTCTGCTGGCGAACTTTCCGCAGCTTGAAAAGCACATGGCGGATCAGCATTACAAGGTGATTGTTGGCACCTATGACCTAGCCCTGGAAGAGCTGCATGATCCATCGGGGATGCAGACCATCAAGATCATCCCGATGATTGGTGGTGCTGGCGGTAATCCAGTTGGAAGAATTATTGCTGGTGTTGCGCTGGTTGCTTTGGCGCTTGTCAATCCATTTGGTGCCGCAGCTATTGGTACGTTTGGCGGAACTCCTATAGCGGTAGCTTCTTTGATGCCTGCCGTCGCCACGATCGGCGCCACTCTTGTTCTCGGCGGCGTAGCCCAACTCCTGACACCAACACCCAAAATCAACACACCCGGAACGCAGCAAGACAATAACGATCCACGCAAGAGCTATAGCTTCAGCGGCATCCAGCAAACCAGCAGGCAAGGCGTGCCAGTGCCGATTGTCTATGGCGAGTCGATGGTCGGCTCAGCAGTTGTTAGCGCCGGTATTGACACTGTGCAGGTAGCAGCGTGATGGATCGCATTTACGGCGCTGGCGGCGGTGGCGGTGGCAAGGGCGGCGGTGGCGGTGGCGGTGGATCGCAGCAAACTGCCCGCACGCCAACAGTTGCTAATGACAGCCTTGATTCCAAGCAATATGCAACCGTTCTAGATCTTATTAGTGAGGGTGAGATTGAAGGCTTGAAAGATGGCCTTAAAAGCATCTTCCTAAACAACACGCCCCTGCAAAATCCAGACGGATCGTATAACTTCCAAAACGTTACAGTCCAGACCCGGACTGGGACGCAAGCGCAGTCTTACATCCCAATTGCCGCTGACGTTGAAGACGAACAACCTGTCAATGTTGAGGTTCAATATGGCACGCCTGTAACACGGCAAATTGTTGACACTAACGTCAATGCTGTTCGTGTAACAATCACGATTCCACAGCTGCAGCAAAGTGTTACCAATGGCGATGTTGCTGGTCAGTCTGTAACGCTGGCTATCCAGGTTCAATACGACGGCGGTGGTTTCACTACTGTTATCAACAACTCAGTATCAGGTCGCACAACCGATCCATATCAGCGCGATTATCTAATCAATCTGACTGCAGGATTTACGACTGCCGACATTCGCGTTATTCGCGTTTCTGTGCCAGATGCCACGGTTGTAGCAAGTGATTCGAATGTACTTGAATCAATCAGCCGCTTTAACTGGACAAGCTATACCGAAATCATTTACGCAAAACTGCGTTATCCAAACAGTGCGCTAATCGGGCTGCGTATTGATGCAGAACAATTTAGTGCTATCCCACAACGCTCCTACCTGATCCGTGGCATTAAGGTACAAATTCCAAGCAATGCCACAGTTGACACTGTTACCGGCAGATTGATTTATAGCGGCATTTGGAACGGCACTTTTAGCGCTGCTCAATGGTGCAGTGATCCTGCTTGGATCTTGTGGGATTTGCTAACAAGCACCCGTTACGGTTTTGGCGATCACATTCAAGCCTCGCAGCTCGACAAATTCGCCTTCTATTCAGCAAGCGTTTACGCCTCGGCTCTTGTGCCTGATGGTTTCGGTGGTACGGAACCGCGTTTCTCGTGCAATATCAACATCCAAACAGCAGAAGATGCATACAAACTGATCAACGATATGTGCTCTGTCATGCGGGTGATGCCGTATTGGAGCACTGGTGCGCTGACGATCAGCCAAGACAAACCAGCAGATACTGCGTATTTATTCACGTTGGCAAATATCACACAAGAAGGGTTTAGCTATGAAGGTGCCAGCCGCAAGACACGCCCAACTGTTTGCGTTGTCAGTTATCTGGATCTTGAAACCAGAGACACTGCATATGAGGTGGTTGAAGATGCCGAGGGCATCCAAAAGTATGGTGTCGTTAAAACTGAAATCAGCGCCTTCGCTTGCACCAGTCGCGGGCAGGCATACCGTATTGGTGAGTGGCTAATCTACTCTGAACGCTACGAAAGCGAAATTATTAGCTTCGTCGCTTCGATTGACGCTGGCGTTGTTCTACGGCCTGGTCAGATCATTGAAGTTGCCGATCCAGTACGCGCTGGCGCTCGTCGTGGTGGTCGCATCGCAAGCGCAACGACAACAGCAATCACAGTCGATGATGCTACTGGTCTAACTGCCGCTGGCGCTGATTTGTCCGTGATCATGCCTGATGGCACGGTTGAGACGCAGACGATCACAGACATTACTGGCAATGTAATCACGGTATCGACTGCTTTTAGTGTTGCGCCCAACGCAAATAGTGTCTGGATTTACCAGACAAGCAGCATTCAAACATCAACGTGGCGCGTGCTAACGGTTACGGAACAAGACGGTTCGCAATACGCAATTAGCGCAATCGCTTACAACGCAAGCAAATACGACTACATCGAACGCGGCACCTCTCTAGAACAGCGTGATATTACTGATCTCAACATCATCCCAGATGCTCCTATAAATCTGGTTGGCGAAGAAGTGTTGTATGACGCTGGAGGTATTGCAAAAGCAAAGCTACTTGTTAGTTGGCAACCAGTTTTAGGTGTTTCATCTTATCGCGTTGAATGGCGCAAAGATAGCGGCAACTGGAACATCCAAACAGTCAGTCGTCCTGACTATGAAATTGTTGATACAACCCAAGGGCAATATGAAGTCAAGGTTTATAGCGTAGCTTCTAATCTGCGTTCATCAGCGCAACCTGCGCAACTCACAAGGCAAGCCTTTGGTAAAACTGCGCCTCCAGCAACACCAACTGGCATCAGCATTATCCCCAACAGCGAAACGACAGCAATCCTGAGTTGGGATCGTTCAACTGAATTGGACGTGCTGTTGGGGGGCAAGGTAATCATCCGGCATAGCACGTTGCTGACTGGCGCAGTGTGGCAGGACAGCCAAGATATTGTGAGCGCTGCCGCTGGCAGCCAGACACAGAAGCAGGTGCCGCTGCTGGAGGGCACCTACCTGATCAAGTTCGAGGATGACGGCGGCCGGCGCTCTACTGATGCTGCGACTGCTGCGGTTGATCTGCCGACACCACAGCCGCGTCTGCTGGTGCAAAGCTACCGCGAGGATCAGGAGAGCCCACCATTTAGCGGCAACGTCACCAACATGATCTACAGCTCGGAATTGGACGGATTGATTCTGAGTCTGGGTGAATTGATTGACAGCTTTGCTACTGATGGCGACTGGGATGCGCTTGGCACCATTGATGGTCTAAGCAGCAACCTTGGCAGTGGCGAGTACGAATTTGGCAGCACGTTCGATCTTGGCGGCGTGTTTGATCTCAATATGCGGCGATATTTTGTAACCCGTCCATTCCTGCCAGGCGATCTCTGGGACGATCAAAACGACCTGATCGATACATGGCCAGATATTGACGGCGCTGAGCTTGATCAAGTTAATGCTGTGCTTTATGTACGCTCGACTCCTGATGATCCCGGCGGTTCGCCAACCTGGAGCGACTGGCACGAGTTCGTGAACGCTATCAACCGTGGCCGGGCATTTCAGTTCAAGACCATCGCCACTAGCACATCTGAAGATCAAAACATCATCATTGACGAGCTGGGCGCCGAGCTGGAGCTACAGCAGCGCACAGAATCGACTGGTTCGCTGACCAGTGGTGCTGGATCGTATGCCGTGACGTTTGATGAGGCGTTTTACCAAGCGCCTGCTGTTGGCATCACGGCTTACAATATGGCAACAGGCGACTACTATACGGTCGCCAGCCAGACCCGCACTGGCTTCACCATCACGTTCTACGACAGCACTGCCAGCGTGATCAGTCGAGACTTCACCTACATCGCCACTGGCTACGGCAGGGAGATCGTCTAATGCCCCAACATGACTATGTGCTTGCGAATCAATCAGGTGCGTCATTCCGTGCCGATTTAAACAACGCACTGGCGGCGATCAGCAGTCAGAACAGCGGTGCAGCCGAGCCCAGCGTCACCTATGCCTACATGCCGTGGGCGGATACGACAAACGGCCTTTTCAAGATCCGCAATGCAGCCAACAGCGGCTGGATCACGCTGTATCAGCTTGACGGTGAGTGGAGCACGATCGCCCTAGAGGATGGCACCGCTGCTGCGCCGTCACTGTATTTCAAGGACAGCGGCACTGATACAGGTGCCTACAGCCCTGGTGCTGATCAGTTTGCCATTGCTACTGGTGGTGTTCAGCGCGTCAATTTCAACGGCTCCACCGAGGTGGTGTTCAACGATGGCGGTGCTGATGTTGACTTCAGGATTGAGGGCGATACAAAAGCTGATCTATTCAAAGTAGACGCCGGCACTGATGCGGTCAGCATTGATGGTGCATTCTCTGTCACTGGTAATGCGACTGTCGAAAGCCTCAACGGCGGTCCGCTCGCTGGCGCCAGGAACCGCATCATCAACGGTGATTTTTCAGTTGCACAACGAGGCACAAGCTTTGTTTCTGGCGCTAACAACAACGATGCATATACACTTGATCGTTGGTATATCCTCAGCGATGGTAACGATGCGATTGACGTAACGCAAGAAACATCAACCGTACCAACAAATCAAAAATACGGCATCGCGCTCGATGTCGAGACTGCAAACAAAAAGTTTGGCATAGCGCAAATTATTGAAAATGTAAACTGCGTTGGGCTTACAGGCAACACGGTAACACTTAGCTTCAAAGCAAAAGTGTCAAGTACGACCAAGCTGGACAATGTAAAGGCTGCAATCGTGGCATGGTCCGGCACTGCAGACACTGTAACCAGCGATATTATTAGCGCATGGGGGACCGAGGGTACTGATCCAACGCTGATTGCTAATGCCACTTACGAGAACACGCCAGCCAATCTTAATGTCACAACTGGTTACGCCACCTATTCAATCAGCGCCCCAATAGATACGGCTAGCATAAGTAACATCGTTGTATTTATTTGGTCAGATGTTACTGATACCACTGCTGGCGACTTTTTGTATATCACTGATGTGCAACTCGAACCTGGATCCGTCGCCACACCGTTTGAACGCAGGAGCTACGGCGATGAGCTGGCTAGGTGTCAGAGGTATTACGAGACAGGAACAGCAGTCCTCGCTGGCTACAGTCAAACAGGCTTGACCAATATAACTAATGTTTTTTGGAAGCAAAACAAGCGGGCAACCCCGACATTAGGCTATGCAGCTATTTTTACTGCAAATGTAAGTATTAACGACATTAGGCAACCAACTGCCGACCAGGCTGAATGGTATTCAGCAGTCACTGCAAACGGCGGATTTGTATGGAAGGGCACCTACACTGCTTCTGCTGAACTTTGACAAACAAAGCAATGACTTATCAACT